GTGCACTAGAGGGAGCTGAATTAAGGAGTTTTAAAGCCAGTCGGGAAATTCCAGACTGCCATAAATTTAGTGCTCATCTCTACCTCTGGACAGAAAAAGGCGCGCTTCTCCACGCAAAGTCATTGAATACAGATAAAGCATGGGAAGTATATGATTATCTGGTAGATTTCTATTTCAGAGTAAAGGAAGAAGTAAAACCGGAGGAGATCAAGAGAAGAACCGGCGAAGAAGTAGTGGACATACCGGAAAACGTTAAGATACAAAAAGCGATAAAAGAGGCGGATAATTATATTATCGCATTGCAAGTGTCTCTTAAGGAATACAACAAATATAGAAGTCAGGAAGACTATGAACGATATTATGAGGGGACTGCTGGAGATACGTCCGAATGTAGTAACGAAAGAGGGCGTAGTTTGTTAAAATTGCACCGGTGCAATGAAAGGGGGATTGCGGAAAACAGATGGAGAGTATAGAGATCATAAAGAACATCCTCCCGGGGGAAAGCGCATATAAAAAAACGCTGTATCTGTTATACAATTACCGGGACATGGAAAATGGAAAGAAAATCGATGAACGGCAGCGGGGAACACTGGATATTATCGATAAGGCGATCGAATTAATTTCAGACGATCCATACATAGAGATCATCAGGATGTTGGTGAAAGGAAAGAAAGTTACAGAGATCGCAGAAAAAATGAACATGGACAAAGCGAATGTGTACAGAAACAGGAAACGGCTTATAAAGAGGATTTCCATAATCATCTATGGAGATGCGGCTTTATGAGCCGTTTCTTTTTGTCCCAAATAGGGGAAGAAAACAGGACAGAAATTATACGGATATCATACAAAAATTATCAAAAAGAGGGCGAAAAAGTCGCAATTTAAAAAACTGTAAAAATGAGATATAGTTTTTATAGAACATATATAACAAAGGAGGTATGAAAATTGGAACAGTGGAATGCATTAGCGGAACAATTGAGAAATTTCATTAAGCCGGAGCTGCTGATCTTGATTCCGGTATTATACTGGATCGGCTATGCAGTAAAAAGATCGAAAGTGGCAGATGAATGGATCCCGTGGATCATCGGGGTAACCGGGATCGTGCTGTCCGGCTTGTATGTATGCGGAACAGAATCGCTGACATTGTTAAGCGTATTTACGTCTGTAACGCAGGGGATTCTCTGTGCAGGGGCAAGCGTATTTGTAAATCAGCTGATAAAGCAAAACATGAAAAAGGGGAAGCAGTAATAAATGACAGACGCAGAATTTTTGGGAATGCTGGTCATTGCCTTGTGCGCGTTACTTGGTCTGATCGGGGCGGTCGTAACGCCGTTGCTGAAGCTGAACGGGACAATTGAGAAATTGAACGGAACACTTGCAAACATTTTGAAAGAAAATGTAACAAGGGACCACAGGATCAGTGAGCACGGGAGGCAGATTGACAAGCACGGAAAAGTATTGACAGAACACGAAGTGAGGATTAAGCACTTGGAGGGTGAGGAATAGAGGATTCCAGAAGAACGTAGGTCAATCGAAAGGTTGATAACATGGCAAAGACAGGAAGAAAAAGCAGTTATGAAACCGTGATACTGCCGAACATCGAGCGCATAAAAGAACTGCTTGCCGAGGGGTACAGCGAAAAGGACGTCGCCGGAAAAATCGGCATTTCCTATACGACTTGGAAAAAGTACAAAAGTAAAATTACGACCTTTACGGCTGTAGTTCTGACGGCGCGCGAAAAAAATATAAAAGAACTGGAACAGAGCATGTATATACAGGCGCTAGGCTTTACGAAGAAAGTAAAGAAAGCCATGAAGATAAAAACCATAATATACGATGAATCCGGGAAGAAGAAAAAAGAGGAAGAGAAGATTGAATATTACGAAGAGGAAGTATACATACCGCCGTCGCAGGCAGCAGGAGCGTTCCTGCTGAAGAACTGGGCGAGAGATTCCTATTCAAACAATCCGGCAGAACTGGAACAGAAGAAACAAGAATTTGAACATAAAAAAACAACAGAAGACTGGTAGAGCAGGAAAGAGGTGAGAACGTGGCAAAGGAAAAGTATTACGGTTTTTCAGATTCTAAATCAAAAGCCGAAGTACCGACAAAGGAAGATATTGCGACGGCAGAGGTTGACAGCGATGAAAAGGTATACAGCGCGAAATACTTCAATAAGACGATCGGGAAACTTTCCGAATTGAAGACGTCCATAAAGACAAGCATTGTCGCGGCGATCAATAAGGTGTGGGACACACTGGAAGAACGGACGAACGGGAAAGTCAGGATCTATGGAAATGCGGAGGGCGGAAATATTGAAATCACGTCAAAAGATGGTATCAAGTGGGAAATTGACGCTAATGCAAATCATCTTCGGATCTATTCATTCGGAAGCAGTAACAAGTATGTAGATTATACATTCAAGTATGACAGAGCAGGCGGTGTGGTTGCAACAGTTGAGGAAGTCAGTAAAAAGATGGACAAGATGACTGTTGTAAATAATGCCACTACGACAGGATCAGGAACGGTACTGGATGGACGGATGGGTAAGACACTGAATGACAAAGCCGTAGCAGCACAAAATACGGCGAACACAGCCAATAGTTTAGCGAATGCACTCCGAGATAACTTAATAATAAGATCGGCGGCTGTTGGAAGTGCCTATGGAGTAGGGTGTTCTTATCAGGCAAATGCATATTTCACAACGGTTGTTTTTAATGGAACAAATGTTGGCGATCGACTTGCACCGTATACACAAAGAAATTTTGGAACACTTCCAGCCGGATACCGCCCGGCAGTAAAATGCCAACATCCTGTATCAGCAATAGACGGATTATACTTTACGGTAGATACAAACGGACAGTGTTCAATGAGAAATGAAAAGAGCACGGAAATCAGCTTCGGAAAAGCCGCAATGCATGGAGCTATTACATTTGCACATTAAAAAAGGAGGATAACACAATGGATAAGATGATCTTAAAAGACAAAATGGAAATTGAAATCATGGACGGCGCCGGGCTGAACGAAATTACTGCGGTTGTCGGTGATTGGGTGGCGCTTGGCAGTGTTGCGGATGCGCTTACAACTGCCGGGAATCTGGATGATGTGCAGTTTACGACTGATGAAACAGTAACGGGAAAATACGTTGATATGATCCTTGAATCGCCGTTATTTTCCGCCGTAGACGTAGTTGGAGATGAAATCCGGGCAACGTTCGCAATCCGTGAGAAAACAGACGTTGAAAAGCGACTGGACGCAGTAGAAAGCGGACAGAGCATACAGGACGGAGCAATTATGGAGCTTGCCGGAGTGATGGGAGGAAATTGAGATGGTGAAATTTTATCTTATGAAGATCAATGACGGAACGATCACAGTTGATGATGTTCCGCCGAAATGGTGTGATGAAGTAGCAAAAGAACTGGAACAGCAGGAAAGCGAATGAAAGGAGATCATATGTTAAAAAAAGATGTAGCTGTGGAATTGATGAAGCATCTGGTAAATCATGACTGGCATGGATATAGTCAATATTCCAGATGGGGCGATGGAGAGGGAACGTGTGATATTACAGTTTGCGGAAAGGTTTATCAGTTGGAACAGGGAGACAGGGATTGCAGTTCCGCGATCATTTCTGCGTTTGAAGCCGCTGGGATCAGTTGCGGCGGCGCAACCTATACCGGAAATATGCGGTCTTGCATGGTAGGTACTGGAAACTTTGCTTGGCATCCGATGTCTTCCGGATATATTGCGAAGCCGGGGGACGTTTACCTGAATGAAGTACATCACACGGCGATGTGTACATCTGCAGTACCGGATCTATTGGCAGAGTTTTGTATTTCAGAAACTGGTGGAATTGACGGGGCAGAGGGAGATCAGACTGGGTATGAATCCTATGAGCATGCTTATTATGATCGTCCTTGGGATGGCATTCTGGAATGTGTCAATACAGAGCCAGCGAATGAAGTAGAATCGGATAAATGGGTGAAAGACGAAAAAGGTTGGTGGTATCGGTACGCAGACGGTAGCTTTCCTAAGGATCAGTGGTTAAAGTTGGCAGGCGAATGGTATTATTTCGATTCATACGGATATGCCATTCAGAACGCTTGGCGATGGATCAAAGGTGTTTGTTATCATTTCAACGACAGCTGCAAGATGAGCCGTGGATTTATCAAAGACGGAGTTTACTGGTACTATCTGAATAAAACAGCAGGAGCGAAGCCGGAGGGGGCAATGCTGACCGGATGGATCAACGAGGGCGGAACATGGTACTTTATGCGGAAGCAGA